GAGCGACGTGTTGAACGGCACCGCGGCTGCGATCAGCGAAACGCCGTCCAGCGTGCAGGTGTCGATCGAACCCGACGCGCCGGTGTTGAGCGCGATCGTGCCGGTGGCGCGTACCTCGGCGGTGTGCGCGCCGTTGTTGTTGGTGACCGTCACGAGGAGCGTGCCGCTGACGGCCGTCTCGGGTGTAGCCGGCTGGCTACCCGTGTAGATCTCGATGCGTCCGTTTTGGAACGCGGATTTGAATGAGCCGCCCGCAGCCAGGTGGTTGCGCAGGCCTGTTGAATAACGCAAGGTCATTGCGTGTCCCTCCCTCGTTGTGCGGCGTTGCCGCGGTTAAAAAACTCGTTGTCTTGGCGCTCTAAGCGGCGCTGAACAGGACTGTTTTCAGGTCCTCGTCGAAGTAGCCCGCGCCGTGTCCGGTGAGCGCGAGCGGGTGGCGTTTGTGGGTGAGCGAAGCGACCGAGCCGTCCGACATGCCCGCGTACAGCCCCTTCGGGGATGCCCACACGGGGATGTCCTGCTCGTCCTTGCCCTCGCCGAAGTACTTCCCCGGCACGTACACGAGCGCGCCGGCGACGACGCCCTCGTTGTGACGCGGGCGCAGCTCCATGGCCGCGGGGTCGCCCCCGGGCAGGAATGCGGTGTGCGTGCTGGTACCGACGAACATGCCGGCGCCGTTGCGCAGCGGCATGAGCATGCGAACTTCACCCTGCACGGGGAGCTCGGCGCGGTAGTCGAACAGCTCGGGGCTGAACGCAGCGCTCGGCACGACCGAGTCGCCCACGCCGAGCCACATGCGGCCCGCGTGGTACGCGATCGCGCTGGCGGGCACCGGCGGGCTCATGTGCTGCGTGCCGAGCGGGCTCACGAGGTCTATACCCGAATTGGTATAGCTGCCCGTGGCGCCGGCGGCGATCACCGCGGCGCGGTACATGACTTCGCTGCCCGCCTTGGACAGGTACAGCACGGCGTGCGTGACGTCGGTGGCGGTGGGCGCGACGATCTGCAGGCCGCTGTCGGCCGCGAGGTCGATGACGTTGGACAGGCCTGCGCCGCCCTCCTGGGCGTCCGCGCGCATGTACGTCAGGGTGTACTGATAGCGCCCGGCGGGCAGCAGCCCGGCGACGCGCGTGGCCTGGATGCGCGGGGGCACTTCAAGGCCCCACGAGCGATTGGTGTTGCCCTCGATGCACCCGAGCTGCAACCCGTTTGTCCAGTAAACACGCTCGTTCAGCGGCTCGTAGTGCAGCGGCGTGCCGGGCAGGCCCGACAGGAGCGTGATGGTCGTGTAGTCGGCATTGATGCGCCTGAGCGCCCCGCCGATCACGCCGAACGCTCGTTCGCCGTCGCCCCACAGCGAGTGCGTGACGCCCGACAGCACCGACGTGCGGCCAGGCCGGCGCTGCGCGCGCCCGCTTTCGTCCAGTCGCACGTTGAGCGCTTCGATCAGGTCGCCGATCGCCATGCGCTCCGGGTCCACGTCCGAGCGCAGCCCGAGGAACTTCTCGATGCGGGCGGTACCGGGCTTCATCCGAGCTCCCGAAACCGGGTGCGCGAGCTGCGCCGATCGGCACGCTTGCGCGCGACGTTCGCGTCGGGGCGCTGGCCGAACTCCTCGGTGAACTCGTCGGCGTACTGCTTAGCCTTGGCGTCGTTGCGCGTCTCGGCGTCCTGCTTGCAGTACGACAGGTGGGCCATCCACTTGATGAGCCCGTAGTGCCACTGCTCGGCGAACTCGGGGCTGTCGTCGTCGCTGTTGATGGATGCGAGCGGCAGCCGGAACACGACGAGCGACATGGTCGACGCGGCGCTCGGCTTGGCGGCCAGCGTCGCCTTGAAGGTCAGGCCTTCGCGGTCGAGCGCCAGGTGCGAGGGCGAGCCGGTCAGCGACTCCCACCCGGGCGCGGTGCGGTCGAGCTCCTCGGTGCTGGTGAGCTCGAGCGTCTCGGTGTCGGTCGACAGCTTCGCGCGTTCCACGTCGATGATCGACGCGTGCAGCGCGTAGCCGGCGGTGTTGGCGACCACGGCGACCGAACAGACGGCCGCGGTGGTCGAGTCACGGATAAGCCGAGCGCGCGCGGCGGCCTCGCGGTGCGCAGCGTCGAGGTAACGCTGCGCATCGTCGTCGTCCCACAGGTAGGGCTGCGCCTCGTCGTCGACGAGGGAGCGCCACGCCGCGAGCAGCTCGGGGCGCTTCACTCCTTGTCAGCCTCGTCGTTGGAGATCTTGTCCCACGCCGCATTGCGCTCGGAGGCGCTGACGGCGAAGCCCACGCGCTCGCTCAGTGCGTTGGCGTCGACCTTGCCGTCGCGGGTGAAGTCCTCGGGCTTGGCGTCGGCGATCATCTTGCGGATGGCGTCGTCGATCACTTCGCTTTTCGTGCGCTCGGTCTGCTTGGGCATCGGCGCGGCGTCCATCCCTTCAGGGATGCAGCCCTCGGCGATCGCCTCGCGGTGAAAGCGCTGCTCGAGCTCGCCGAGCTCGGGGCCCACGACGGCGGTGTGACTGCTGGTGAGCGCGAGGTAGACGGGTTCTTGGGTGGGGGAACGGAATTTCATGGTGGGTCCTTGTGGGGAGGGTTAAAAAGCGCGCGCAGCCGGTGAAGACCGCGCGCGAAAACCCCAATCAGTTGCTTGTTTGCAGCTTGTTAGCGCGCGGATCAGCCTTGCGAGAAGGCAGCGCGACCGTCGACGATGTACTGAATGCGCACGCGTCCAGCACCGGCCGTTGCGGCCGTACCGACATAGGTCGGCAGGATCTTCAGCTTGTTGCTGGTGGCCAGCGCCCGGTACCCGGTGACGGTCAGCGCAGTGCGCGCAGCCGTCTTCAGGTCGATCGCTGACGCGGTGTAGCGGTCGTCATCGAGCGCGTCGCCGAACTTGAACGTCGCAGTCGTGCCGGTGTCGAACGCGGTGTCGACGATCAGGTCACCGCCGATGATTTCAGCGCCGACCGGAAGATCGATCGCCTCGATCGCGACGGCGGTGGCGCCGAGCGTTGCGAACGTGAACGGGATGTCGGCGTGGATGACTTCCTGCCGGCCCGAGTCTTTTGCAATTGCCATGTTGTGTCTCCCTTTTCAGCAACACGAGGGCGTGCCCTTTTCGGGCACAAAAAAGGGCCGCACCCCTTGGCGTGGGGTGCAGCCCATGGCCTGCATTACTGCAGGTAGTGGTCGCAGGTGACGATCCCGAAGTCTTGCGAGCTGCCGTCGTAGATCGAATAGAACTTCGACTTCAGCAGGCCGAACATCTTGTCGATGTTGATGCCCTGCTGGCTCCCGTACTGGAACTCCTTTTCATTCCATTCGGGAGCGCCCAGGTCTGCGAGTCCGAGCGCCTGCGCGCCGCACAGCAGCGAACGCGTGCCGTTGATCGCCGAGCCCGCGCCCCACTTGGCACCCGATGCGGCACCCTTGGTGTGGAACACGAGGCGGTGCTCGTGGATCGCGACGCCGTCGATGGTGACGGTGGCGCCGGTGAACCACGGCGAGTCGGTGCCCGACTTCGTCGCAACGCCCACGACGGCGCGCTGGTAGTCAGCGTCCTTCTTGAGCGCGGCCAGGGTACCGGGCTGCACGAACAGGCAGTAGTACTCCTTGCCACCGCTCATGAGCGGCTTGACGTAGTGCTCCTTGGCGTACGCGACGAGGTCGACGATCATCTTGTACGAGGGCACGAAGGCGCTCGTGACGGAACCCGTGGCGCTGGTGGCCAGGGCGGTGCCGTCCCACATCAGCGAGCGGGCGCTCGAGGGGGCGACGACATCGGCGGCGAACGACAGGTTCGGGAACGGCGAGCCGGTGCGCGTGGCGCCGTTGTTCTTGTAGCTGAACGCGAGTCCCGACATCATCAGGAACGCGAGCTGATCGACGCGGTTGGCGAGCCAGTAGGCCAGGCGGTCGCGGCCCATCTCGCGGAACTTGATGACCGTCTTCTGCTCGGCGAGCTTGCCCTTGTTGCGTACGCTGTGCGTGATCAGGTCGATGTTGATGACCTGCGCGTACGACTGCATCGCCTCCTCGTTGCCTTCGCGCTCGTTGTCTCCGATGACGCCGTCTTCAACGAGGTCGGCAACCAAGTGCATGATGCACTGCTCGCCCTTTTCGGTCTTCGTGAGCTCGGTGATTCGCTGGATGACGTTGTTCTCGTCGGTACCAGTGAACTTCTTGATGAACATCATGTCGCGGGCGGCGCTCCAGACGTCGCGGCTCCACACGAGTTTTTGCTGCGACGTGAGCGCAGCGAAGTTGGTCAATGACATGGGTTTCCCTGTGAACGTGGATATGGCTTTGCGCGAGCCGTACGCCGCTCACAGCGCGAAAGTCATGCGTTCCGGGAAGGGGGTGCACGTGACCCGCTTGTTTAACGCCTCAAGCTCGGCGGATACGCCCCTTTGTGGGGGGCGAGTCCCCCGGGTGAAAGGCACCCGGGAACCTCCTCCAACGCGTCAGTCGCCTTCGTGGCGAGCTTTGCCAACCAACCTACTCAGGTACCCCCGACGCGCTCCTCCCTGCTTGTTCTTCGTTCAGTCGCCGCGCAGCTTCTTCTTCTCCGCAAGCGGCAACCGCGAATACTCGTCGTCCGTCATGTCCTTCACATCACCCACACGGGCCGGTACCGCCGAGCGGTCACCCACCCCTGTCGGAGCGGCCGGCTGAGCTGCAGCGGCGCGCGCGTTGCGTGCGAGCTGCGTTGCCTTGCGCGGGTCCACTCCCGGTGCTGCGGCCGGCGTTGGGGATGCTGCCGGCGCTGCTGCCTGCCTCGTATCGGACAGGTTGAACGTCTTCGCTGCCGCTGCGGCAGCTTCACGCAAGGCAGTGTGCAGTGGCTTGCCCTGTTGGATCAATTGGTCACGCTTCCAAACCACGTACTCGATTGCGTCGGAATTGGCGGTTGTGCTCTTTTCGTCGAGGTCGGGGTAGGTTTCGCGCATCTCCTGGCCCACCGCTTTGAACGCGTTGGTCGCGTTCTCGGCGCGGATCAGGTCGGCCGCTTCGCGTACCGACTCCTGCCGGATGTGCGTGTTGATTTCCTTGCGCACCTTCAGCGCGGCCTCGTCGTCGCCGTCCACCAGCGCCTTCGTGTACGCGGCTTCCTTGGCGTCGAGGTCGAACTCGGGGGCTGCCGGCGGTGCAGCGACAGCGGGGGCCTGCGCGGGCGCGCCGGCGGCCAAGCTGACGGCCTGGCGCAGGGAATTGCGCTCGGCCAGTACCTCGTTGAAGCGCGACAGTGGGATCATCTGCCCGCGCTTGCCGCCGGCCTCGCCTTCCGCATCGGCTTCCTCGCCTGCTGCGGGTTCCGGGGTCGCTGCGGCGGCGCCCTTCGCCGGTGTTGCTGGTGCCGCGGCCGCCGGGGCTGCTGCGGCTGCCGTTGCCGCCGCCGCTTCCGCTACCGCATCGGGGTCGACCACGTCGCCGCGGTCCTCCGCTTCGTTGCCGTCGCCGGCGTCGTCGTCAAGGTTGAGGGTGTCGACGTGGTCGTCGAGCTCGAGGTCTGCTGCTGCTGCTGACATGGGGTTTCCTCCCGTTGGGGTCGTTGGTTTGGGGTGCGCGGGAGACAGCCCGCGCGGCTGCTTTCAACTACGTGGTTGGATGGGCTTGGGTGGGTTGCCGAAGTCGAGGCGGGGTTGCTGCTCGATGCGCTGGATGAGCAGCTCGACGCGTGCTTCCACGCGCGCCTGCGACTTCTCGATCGCGTCGACGCGGCCCACGAGGGTCAGCGCGTTGGCGCTCCAGCCCACGATCCCGCCGGCCAGCACGCCGGCCACGGCTTTGACGAGGTCGCTCATGGCGCGAGCGCCGCGAAGATGGCTTCGACGTTCTGGCGCGTGCGCTCAGTACTCGGCATACCGAGCACGATCAGGCCGGCGAACAGCAGCGCTGCGCTCAGCAGCAGTGATCCGGTGTACTTCATGGGTCTTCCCTCCTCGTGTGGGCAGTTGGCTGCCGTCTTTGATGTCGAACGCGTCCACGCCGTGGCCGCAGTTGACGTTGAACTGGCTCGCGACTTCCACGGCCTGCGTCGCACTCGCTCCCATCGCGAGCGCACCGATGGCGATGTCGCCGCCGCTGCCCCACGCATAGAAGGGGTCCTCAACGGCCATCGCGTGCGGGTCGTTCTCGTACTGCAGCAGCGGCTCGCCTGGCTTGAGCACGAGCACGCGCGCGAAGTTCTCCTCCGCCTCCTCGTGCTCCTGATACGGCCAGCGGCTGGCGCGCGCGCCGGTCTCCAGCCAGTGTGCGATGGCGAGCGCGCGCACGATGGTTCCCGACAGCAGCACCAGCGTGCCGTTTTTCATGCGGCGCCACTTCTTCGTGCGGCTGCGCGTTTCGCAAAGGGTGGCCTGGCGGTCGATGGCGATCGTCCGACCACAGTAGGCAACGACGGTCATGGTGCATCCCCGGTTCAACCGTTGGAATGCACGACGGTGAGGTCGTCGGCCGCGCTGGTCACCACGCACAGGCCGGTCGTGAACTTCACCCCGTACTCGAGCGTCTGCGCGTTGTCGAGCAGCGTGGCGGGGTTGGTGATGATCGCGATCACCGCGCCGGTCGCGTCGACGCCGTCGTACACGGTGATCACGCCGCTCAGTACCTTCTTGTTGTTCACGACGCGCTCGAGCACGCCGGCACCGCCCTTCACGAGGGTGGTCGCGGCGCCCGCGATGTGGTGGAAAAAGCCGGGTGGGTTTGCTCGTGCCATGGTGGTCTCCCTCAGTTGGTTGGTTGTCAGTCTTTGAACTCGATCGGCAGGCCGTCGAATCGGTGGTGCCACGTGGCCGCGGCGCCTACCTCGGCGAGTAGTTGGTCCCACTGCTCGCGCGTGAGCCGGAACGCAACGGGTTTCAGCCCGGCCTGCTTGATGCGCGTGTGCACGCCGATCAGGTGCGACGCCATCGTCTCGCCGGCGAAGCGCCGTATCCACTTCGGAGCAGCCTGCGCGAGCTCGCGGTTCGCGCGATCGAAGGCTTGCGGGTGCATTTGTGCGAAGTACTCGATCACGGGTGGTTGTCCTTTCGGTCGGCGGCGCAGTAGCTCGGCGGTGTTGCGTTCCATGGCGTTGTCCAGCCAGCCGTCCACGTACTCGTCCACGCTCACGCAGTCACTCCCAGGCCCGGGTCGTTTGGATGCGGCTCGGTCGTGAGGATTCGCTCAACGGGCCAGCCATAGCGCAACCTGTTTTTGATGACGTCCGGCGACCACCCCTTGCGCTGTGCCCACTCGGCACACGTGAGCGTTTCCCCGGCGAAGGTCAGCAGCTTGTTTCGGCTCGTATTGCGAGACTGCTGCGTAGGCGTCGCCCAACGGCAGTTGCCCGGCTCGTAGTTGCCCTCGCCGTTGGGGTGACGATCAAGCGACATGCCTGTGGGGCGCTCCCCCATGTCGGCGAGGAAGTTGGCGAACTCCTGCCAACGCTCGCACACGCGAATGCCGCGATCGAAGTACGCCGCCTTGTTGTCGCCGGTCGCCGTTTCGCTGCACCGCTGCAGCATGCCGACCCATATCTGCCAAGTTGGCGTCTTGGCGTGCCCGTGCTTGAAGTTGCGGCGGGCGGTTGTCTCCGACGCCAGGCACCCGCACGACTGCGAATTTCCCGAGCGAAGGTTCTTCATGTAGACGACCCGCTCGGTACCGCATTCGCATCGACACAGTACTTGACGCATGTCGTTCTTAGAACCGGCTTCCGCCAGTACCGTGTACCGACCGAACTTCTCGTTCATTGAGGCACTCCTTGGTCAATCGTTTCGATGCCATGCATCAAACCTTCACCAGGATTTTGTGTACGCGCGGGGAACAGCGGTGACGTGTTTTCCTGTACGTCAATCGCGCCCGGCATGACGCCCTCGGGCACGGTCGGCACGATCGGCGGCCCGTCCATGTCGATGAACCCGGCCGACTTGAGCAGTTGATCGGCCAGCGGTGCGACTTGCGGCACCGCGGCGATCTGATTGGCGGCCTGCGTGGCGCTGAACATGCCTTCGACGCTGACGTTGACCGACTCGTTCTGCGTCTTGACGGTCTGCGCCTTGATGAGCTCGGCCTTGGCGGCGGCCAGCGGGTCGCCGCTGTTGGCGGCGTTGCGGGCCATCTCCTCGAGCACGTCCTTCTTGCGCGTGAGCGAGCTGTGCTGCACCACGGTCGAGTCGGGGATCGCGACGCCCTCCTTGCGCATCGCAAGGGCCTGCTGGAACTGCGAGTTCTCGAAGGTGACGGCGGCCGGCTGCTCGGTGACGACGGCGTCGTAGTCGCCCACGGTCAGGTCGTTGGCGTACTCCCCAGTCATGGGGTCCATCTGGTTGATCGTGACCGACGCGTCGATCGGCTCGCCGGTGGCGAAGTCCGTCTCGGTGATGCGGATCACGCGCTCGTCGGTGTAGAACTGCTGGATCAGGTCGCGGAACTTCTCCGCCAGCAGGTGGCGCGTGCGCGCGAGGTTGTCGAGCGGCAAGCCGATCTGCTGCTGCGAGGCGAACTGCGCGTGCTGGCGTGCGACGCCCGACGTGTCGGCGCCGTCCATGCCGCGCATCGGATCGGGCACGGTGACGTTCTTGAGCGCGTTGCGCGTCAGCTCGATGAGTCGGTCCACGCCCTGCGGTACTTGGTTGGGCTGGATCTTCTGCGGGGCCGCGCTGCCCTTCTTGAACTCCAGCACGAGCCCGGTCATGGCGCCTTTGTGCTCGAGCTCGGCGCTGTCCATGTTGACGAGGCTGTTCTCCTCGACGATCCATCCGCTGTTGGCCGCGGAGTTGACGATGTGCACGAACTGGCTCAGCGCCTTGTTGTTGGCCTGCTGCGGGCCGATCGCGTTGTCGACGAGTCCGATCGTCTGGCCGCGGCGGAACAGCGCGAAGTACGGAATGATCGTGAAGCCGTTGTACTCGCTCCACTCGTTGTGCAGCGCGATGTCCATCGTCGAGGCGGTCCAGCGCACGCGCTTTTGCATCGCCTTCGTGCGGATCGCGCCCTGCTCGAGCTCGCGCATCAGCACCGGCGTCGACAGGTTCTCGGCAACCTTCAGGTCGCCCGTGCGCGGGTAGAACAGGCACTGCGTCATCGAGCGCACCCATTTCTGCCGGTCGATGATGCGCACGCGCTGCACGTTGCCCTGGCGGTACAACGCATCGAACCCGCCCGAGGCGAACGCGGCATCCCCGAACTTGTTGCGCGCAGCACCCGAGTCGTCGCCCGAGTCGCCCCAGTCCGCATCCTCGTTGCTGCTGTAGCGCTGCTCGACGGCCTGGCGCGCCTTCTTGCCGTAGTTGCCCTCAACCTCGTCGTACGTGAGCCAGCGCGTCCACAGCACATCGGCCCACCCTTCGGGCTCGTACGTCTTGGCGTCGGGGTCGGGGATGATGTCGAGCGGGTCGGGCACCGTTACTTGGAGGTTGCCCTGCATGTTGGAGTCGAACTCCATGCGCACGTCGAAGTAGCCGCGCTGCTGGATGAGCCCGTCGCCGAAAACCTCCGTCTCCTTCCAGTGCAGGTGCGTGTTGTCGGCGATCTGCATCGTCACCTTGGCGAACGTGTCCGCGCGCGCCTGGTCGGCGTCGCCCCCGCGCGGCTTGAAGGTGATGTCCATGCGGTTGTGCAGCTGGTGACCGATGGCGCTGTTGATGCTCGGCAGGATCTCGTTGAACTCGTACGCCGGGCGCTTCTGCTCGTCGAGCACGGCCTTGTCCTCGGGGCTCCACTGCCGGCCCCCGCCCAGGTACATGCGTTCGCATAGCTGCGCCTGCTCGGTGTAGTTGCGATGCCCCCGGGTCAGCGCGTAGTTGAAGCGCTGCCAGTTTTCTTCTGCGACTAGGTCTGACATGGTGTTCTCCCTCTCAAGCTGCTTGTGCGGTCGTGCCGACGCCCTTGGCGCGGGACAGGCGGTCACGCCACGATTTGGTTTTCTCGCGCACCACGATGCGCTCGGCGAAGGTCAGCGCCACCGCATCGCCCGAGTCGGGCGACGGCAGGCCGAGCTGCTTCATCTTTTCCTTGGACATCAGCACCATGCGCCGGCTGCTGTCGTAGTGGTACTGCACGCTGCACAGGTCGGACTGCAGTTGGTTGTCGTCGGGTACGAGGTTGGGCTTGTCCTTGAACCAATCGTTCATGTCGCCCCAACACTCGGCGCGCCGGTTCACGTACTTGTCGGCGTCGTACGCCTTCTCCCCGAAGTGCACGCGGTAGATCATCGGGTAGCCGAGCTCGATCAAGCGATCGGCGACGCCCGTGCCCACGCCCGTCACGTCCACGCACACGGCGTCGGGCTCAACCTCATCGATCCAACGGGCTACGATGCCCGCCACTTGCATCGTGCCCTTCTTGCTATGCCGCTCAACCCAGTGAACCTTGCGCCCCTGTCTGAACGCGATCGCCGTTTTGTCCTCGCCGTACTCGGCCGGGTCGACGCCCAGGATCTTCGGGCCCCGGTCGAACATCGGTTTGCGCTTGCGCGACTCGACGACCATGAGCACGCCGATGAGCCCCTTGTCGGCGCCGCGCATGAACGCGAGGGTCGGCGTGGCCGGGTACTCCTGGTCGAACAGCGAAGCGTCGCCGGCGAAGTCGTCGACGACCTTGCAGCGCCGCCAGTACATCTGATCGGCACTGAGGTCGAAGGTCGCCGCGTACTCCGCTTCCTCCGCATCGAGCACGAAGCCCGCCGGCGCGGGTTTGCTGTACTCGGGTTGCAGGAACCAGGGCACGAAGATGGCGATGTACTCGCCGTCTCCCTCGATCGCGCTGGTCCACTTGGTGTGGAAGGCGTTGCCGATGCCGTTGGCCGTCGACTCGAAGATCACTTCGGTACCGGGCTCGTCGGGGATGGTCTGGCCGATGCCCGCCAAGTGGTTCAACGCATCGGGCCAGAAGGCCATCTCCGAGCCGTGGAAGAACTGCGCCGTCGCGCTTCGACCCGTAGCACGGGCGCCGGCGGTGGCTACCGTGTACTTGCTGTCGATCTGCGGAAAGCTGAGCTCCTTAGCCGAGTCCTGACCCGTGACCGGCTGCAGTACCTTCGGGCAATGCTCGTGGTACCGCTTGACCATCTCAAACAGGTTCGCGGTCGCCTTGTCCTCATGCGTGAGGATGAAAGTGCGTTTGCCGACTTCGCCCGAAGTGCGGTGGTAGAAGCGCCCGCCGACATAGGTGCTGGCGCCCTGCTGCCGACCCTTCAGGATCATGGCGCGCACCTTGCCGATGCGTTTGAGCTGTTCCTCGAGCGCGTTGTGGATGACCCGCTGCGCGGGGTTCATGCGGAAGCGCTCGATCGCGCCTTTCTTCGTGCGTATGCGCAATACGCGCGGAGCATAGAAAGCGAAGTCGCTGCGCAGGCGGCGCAGCATGCCCTTGTCGGACAGGGGCGGCTCGTCGATGGCGATCTGGTCGCTCACTCGTCGACTTCCTCGTCGTAGAGCTCGCGCAGGCGCTTCTCGTACTCGCCCTGTTCGCGCTCGTCGTCCTTGTCGAGCCCGAACGCGGCGCGCTCCAGGCGCTGCAGGGTGGCCACGGTTGCGGCCAGGCGCGTGACGGAGGCGACGCGCTTGTGCAACCCCGTGAGCTGCTTGAAGGCCTCGCGCACGGATGCGCGCTGCAGCGGCTCGGTGTCCTCGTACACGAGCTTGAACACCGCCTCGAGGTCGGTGCGGTTGTGCGTCGTCGCGTGCAGCTCGCCGAGCATGTCGAAGGCCACGCCGCGCACGTCGCGGATGTCCGAGCGGTGCGCGAGCACGACGGACTTGTTCGCCTCGGCCGCGGCCACGACGGCGTCGGTGGTCGCGCTCACGCCGGCCTGCACCGCATCGGCGATCAGCGCGGCCTTGGTGGCGGCGCGTACTTGGCCCGTGAGGTCTTGCTGCCAGGCGCCGGCCTGCGCGCGCTGGCTCACGGCCTGGGGGGTGCAGCCGTGCTTGCGCGCGCACTGGGACTTGGTCAGCCCCGCGCGGTAGTCCGCCTCGATGCGCGCCCAGTCGTAGGCCTGCGCGGCCTTGCGCGGCTTGCGCGGCTGCGCCGGCGCAGCACTGCGTGTC